AGAAGTACCAGCCTTCTTACGTTTATTTATGTTTGCATATAATCCTTGTTTCATTACCATTTCACCTTATCTGCCCAGTAAGCTGCTGACATCTTTCCTTTAGCTATGTTCTTAGCGTGTCTAGCCTTAAATGATTTCTGTCTAGCAGTTGGTTGTCTATCACCTGTGACCCCTTGCTGACCAAACCTAATGGTCTTAACTTGGTCACCCTCTTTTGCTACCACCACATGAGACTTAGTAGGATGGCTTGGTGTACGTTTAGGTTTGTTAAATCCTGAAACACCTGCTCTAGTTAGTCTACTGTCTTTCATTTCTACCTCGATCTAAATAGTTGTTTCCTAGCGTTGTTTCTTTTCTTAGCAATACTAGCTGTCTTCTTACGTTTACTTAGCTTAGTACGCTTTGGTATTGGTTTCTCTTTCTTACTAAACTTGTCTCGTTTAGTGTTACTTAAAGATGGAGTTACCTTACCTTTACCCTTCTTCTTATTATTAGCAGCAGCCATGATTACTCCGCAGGTTCAGGCGTGTTGCCCTCAGCTAACCACTCAAGATATTCTTGGTAGTCTGTGTTGGCTGGATCAACAGGTATACAAAGTTTTTCTTCACCAACAGTTTTTTTTATATTAACTGTTTTACCATTAGTGTTATTTATTAGTTTATAAGTAATCATTTTATAGCTCCGCAGATAAATCATAATATCCATTAGCATTACTAAAAGATACAGCAAACATTGGAGTTGTAATACCATCGTTTGTATCTATGTGGAAAGATGCGTGAGTAACAGTAGAACTATTTAATTGCAATGTGTTTCCAGATGTAAAACTTTGAGTCTGATTGTTTAAAGATATATAACTTTCAGTTATTGATGCACTTGGAGTAGCTCTCATTCTTACAGGTAACGGATGTGTCATTAGTCCATCATCGGTATCAAAAGTAATAAAGTATCCGAATGTAGTTGCATCCACCCATACTACTTGAGATGTATTAATAAATGAATCTGGATATCCATATCTTTGATAATACCTCTGACACAACTGCAACTCAGTGCCATACGGTCTGCGCTCAAACTCAGTGGCTACAGAGCCTACCTCTAGCTGGACTCCTGTGATCGCTATATAATCTGATGTTGCTCCACCTACGCCTAAATTAGCAGCATTTGAATCTGCTGCTGAATACGTTGACCATGACGTTTGAGTAGAACCACTTGAGTATGTAGAGCCTGAGTTTAACCACCAAATAAGAGATACAGCAGGCCCGTTATCATTATCAATGTTGCCAGCAGTATCAGCAGGGATGCTAATAGTTTTGTATTCCCAAGTATTTGCAGAATTAATTGCATAAGATGGGCTAATGTTTTTACTAGAATTGTCATTTTGTAAAAGCTGTACTGAAGCAGAACCAGTCTTATTAGATTTTACCCAGAAAGATAAAGTCATTGGTTTAGCTGATGATGTACCATAAGCTAGATTTTGCAACTCAAAACCTTCAAACATATAACGTATATACGCAACATCACCAGCAGCAGGCGAAGCATCCGCTGTAGTACAAGTAAGTTTAAAACTATTAGAAAAACCAGAAGGAGCGTCAGTAGATTGATCTTCTGTCCAAGTTCCTAAACTAGATAAAGATGTTCTAAAGCGGTCAACAGTTCTAAATCCAGTTGTCGTAATACCGGTACTTTGAGTACCACGCTGTGCTATTTGCATAGCTCCATTGATAATCAAGTTCTTGCCCATAGTGTTATAGGCAGTAGGCGTAGTACCATTGATCGTGGTTGTGTTACCACCTGAAGCGTCAAGGATTGCGTTAGTCTTTATGGTACTCATGCTGCAATCTCCATCAGAGTAATATTGGTTCTGCCGCTATCATTAAACGATAAATAAACAATATTACCATCGTGACATCTAAAATAAACTTTGTATTCAGTAGAACTTGTAGTTGATGGCGAATCTAATAAATGAATAGATATTGGTTGAACATAAGATGCGCTAACTTGTTGTCTACTTAATCCATAATTAGCATCCCCTAAATTTGTAGTGCCATCTCTATAAATAGTAGTAAACAATCTTGAAGCATTTACTTGAGAATAAACTCCACCACCGTTTACTATTACAAAAACTTTGCTAGATGCACTAGATGGAGTAATAGATGCTTTAATGTAACTAGATGCAACAAAGCTAGTAGACGTAGTAGATTCTTGAGTCATTGACCAAGAATTTACAACTTGTAAAACACTACCAGCAGGTAAAGCTGCAGATGGAATTACTTTACCGCTAGATCCAGTAGTAATAATAGATCCAGTTTCATCTGGCAAAGTAATAGTCCTATTAGTGCTAGTGTTAGGTGCAGCAATGGTTAGCGTACCTGTTCCACTAGCGTTAGGAGTTAAAGCAATTTTAGACATTGGCTATCTCAGCTTCCTTTGCGTTAATCACTTCTCTCATAAGTTTTCTGTGGCTAAGTATGTCTAGGTACTGACCTTTAACATCAGTGCCTTCAAGATTCATCTCAGCAATCTTTACAACCACCCAGTCAGATTCAGCTAGTAGCTTCTTAGCTTCTGCTATGTCTTTCTTCAAAGGCTCGATAGTCTGTAGCCTAGCAACCTCAGCATCAATCTCTGCGCTAGTTGGTTCAGTTTGGTTTTGATCTAACCACTCCAAGTCATCACCTCGAAGCACCCATTCTGCTCCCGGTCTAAGTGATTGAAGTGCGTCTCCTTTGTTTATCATCCTGCTATCTCCAATAAAGTAATATACGGGTCGTAAAAAAGAACTCTAATTGAGCCTCCTGAATTAACACTTTGAGCTTTAATATCGTAACTAATTGAACTTGTTGTTGATGGACTATCTAAATACGATCCTGCAACGTGTTGCCTCATACTACTTGGAGCAAGATGTCCAACTGCATTACCAATTCTCCTAATAGCAGTACCATCTCTGCATATAAGTGCATGGTAATATCCTGTTGAGCTTGTACTTCCACCACTTCCGAATATCTTTTCAGTTGAAAACTGTGCAATCACTAATATTTTGCTAGAAGTACTGCTTGGAGTTATTGAAACTCCGCTGTGTATACTAGAGTTTTGAGTTAATGTTGTATTGTAATCAGAAGTACTATCTGATCCTGAAACTACTTGCAACACACTGCCTGCTGGAAGATTAGAAGTACCAAGCGATCCAACCTTTGCAGACGTTACTGCTGCACTAGCCAACATATCGGTATCAACAATACCGTCTGGTAAGCCACCTACACTTACACCACCAATCGTTCCTGATCCATTAATAGTTATAGCCATTTATACAATCGTCCATGTTGATCCGGTTGGTACAGTAACAGTCACACCAGAGTTTACGGTTATCGGTCCAGCACTCATAGCATTCTTGCCTGCTGTGATGGTGTAGTTCTGTGTCACTGTCTGATCGTTCTCATAAAATATTACGTTACCTGTACCACCTGTAGGCATTGTGTGTTGAGACAATGATATAGGTTGATACGATACTGCTTGGAACTCATCACTTGCTGATGCACCACTATTCAATACAACGGTTAGTCCATTGCTTGCAGTGTAGTCACTTGGAGTAAGTAGCACACCATTTAAAAAGACATCAACGTAACCAATGACGTAGCCACCAGTTATGTTAAACGTAGTCTGACTAGCAGTAGCAGTTACATTAGTAACCGACCTAACTGTATTTCCAAATGGTGGAATACCTATGTAGCTCATGCTAACTGCTCCTCAGTAGGTCTAGGTAGTGTTGGATGCTCCCACTTAGCAATGTAGTCTCCATTACCGTCAGAGTCGTTTTGTAATGTAATAACTGTTGTAAATTCTTCTGTTGTTAAAGCAGGATAAAGAGCTATAATTTTTTCATATAAAGTCATTAGGCAGCCCTCACTAAACATCCTGAAAAAAAAGTGTTTATATTATTAAATACAGCTACTCCACCTTGACTGTTCCAAGTATAACCTTCTACATAATCAGTGCTTCCGTTTAAATATACCAATCCTGTTGTTACTAACTTAACAGTGCTTGCGTTTATATCTGTTGATGCGTATTCTGAACCATTTTTGTAAATCATTGCCATTAATCTATTAACACCACTAGTCATGTTTATTCCAACATTTATTTGGTAATAACCAGCTACATTAGTAGTAAATCTATAATTAGTAGCATTATCATAACAACTAGCAGTATCAAAACCTTCAGTATTAAATTTTACTTTTGTACTTGTATTAGCACTTGGTGTAACAGAAGCTGTACCATAAGCATAAAATGCAGGTCCAGTACCAACAACTCCAGAAGCTAAATCTGCTTGAACTATTGAGCCATCAGCTATGTAACTACCGTCTGCTAAATCTCTTGATCTTCCCATTATGCTGACTCCAATATCCAGCTAGTTGTTGACTCATCCCAAGTATATAAATTTCCATCATCAGGACGAGGTACAGGTGAATCCCACAAACAAGTATCTTCGTTCAATGTCCAGCTTGCGTAAGGCTGTGGTGGAATAAAAGCATCTCTACCTTGGTCATACGAAAAACCAATACCAGCATAATTTTTTCTTAATGCAACACCACCATCAGGTTGTCCATCTTGTCCGTAATGAATACCACCTCTTGTGTTATAAGAAGTTTGAATCCACTCTCCCGGTGAGCTATCAACAAATGTGTCAAAGAACTCAGGCTCTGCGACAATTACATTAATTACTTTGCCTTGATCTACTTTTGCAAAATGTGCCATTACCTATCCCGTGTATGTACCTGAAGCAGTGTACGTTAAAATAGTATCTGAACCACTTGTAGTTACTGTAGGTGAACCTGTAGTAGTACCACTGTAATTAGACGTAGCTATTCGTAATATCACTACACCAGAACCACCATTACCAGCAGTACCTGTTCCATTAGATTCACCACCGCCTCCACCACCAGTATTAGCAGTACCGTTTGTGCTTTCGTTTCCTCCACCTCCTGATCCGCCAACAGTAGCTCCAGATTGTGCGCCACCTCCTCCGCCTCCACCTCTAGCAACGCTAGAACCTGTAATAGAGGATGATAAACCTGCTCCACCATCAGCACGAATAGAAGAAGATCCTGTTACTCCTATTGCGCCAGCACCTCCACCGCCACCGCCTTGACGTAAGTATGTTCCTGATTCTGTAGCGTAACCAGATCCACCAGCGTAACCTTGACCGCTAGTTCCAGATCCTCCTGATGACGTTATTGTTGAACCATTTCCACCACCTGCCCCACCAGAGTTACCAGCAGAACTTTGGTTTCCAGCACCTCCGCCACCAGTCGAGGTTATTGTTGATATATTAGAACCAGAAATAGAAGATGCACTACCAGAAGTAGCTGTTCCTGAAGAAGTTGTTCCTTTAGCCCCGCCACCACCAACAGTGATGGTATAAGAAATACCACTAGCTAATTGTAACGGTGTTTCAGTAGCTGATCCCCCACCAGAAGTTTCAGTAGAGTAAGAGTTTCGATAACCACCTGCTCCACCTCCGCCTCCACGGTCATAACCTCCTCCACCGCCTCCAGCAACTACTAAATAACTAGCAGCATAAGTATCAGCATTAGTGTTTGTTACATTTTTCCAATCAGATCCATCATAAAATTCAAACTCTGTATTAGTTGTGTTAAACCTAATCATTCCGTTAGCTGGCGATCCGGGGCGTTGAGCAGTTGTACCAGCAGGTAAATCAAAATAACCAGTAGATGAGTTTGCTTGGTCTGAAACAGCAGCAGCAGACACAGCACCTGCGGCTAACTTGTCAGAAGTTACAGCATCATCTGCTAACTTAGCAGTAGTAATAGTGTCATCACTAACTGTAGCAATAGTAGGTGCAGCAGGCGAACCTATGTAAGCCATTATGTAATCTCCAACACAGAAGCAATCACGTCAGCAGAACTTGCTGTATCTGATACCACCTTCAATACGTCCGTAGCTTCAAGGACTAACTTCTGATCTCCACCCACCGGAACTAATGCACCACCTACAGGGATCACAGCATTCTTGACTATGTAGTAGTCTGTACCGCCTATCGTAGCGTATACGTCCACTGTGATAGGTCCAGAGGTCAATATGTTAGCTACCGTAATACCAATTACAGTAGTCTGTGTAGCTCCCGGTCCAGTTAGTATCGTGGAAGCAGAAGTTCCAACACCTGTAGCTGCGTAATTCTTAAATGTATTAGCCATGTTTTATCCCAGTGCGATTGCCATTGCTACAGCCGTACCAGCAGGATCTGCTGAAGTTACATAACCAGCAGTTGAGTGATCTCCCCAACCATACGCTGTATCCCAATTAGTTGAATTGTTTGTTGTTGTGTACCAGCTCGATGCTGTGTAAACAGGATCTGTCTCAGTGTAACTAGTTAGATAACCAGCACTAGCGTGGTTGCCCCATGAGTAAGCTGTATCCCATTCACTAGAGTTATCAGTAACAATTGTGTATGTGCCAGCACCAGTACGCTTCATCAACCCATTAGTTGAGAAGTCTGTATCCATTACTGCACCAGCAGCAGCTACATTGGTAGCATCTGTTACGTCAGCAGCAGTCTCAATACCAGCTAGTTTAGTTTCTTCAGCAATAGTATAGGAAGCTGTAGTATTCTGTAAAACAGAAGAGTATGCTTGAACATTAACGCCAATGTCAGCGTCAACTAGAATTGTAGCATCGTAGGCTTGTACTGTTGAGCCAATATCACTAGTTGCTACTAGACCTGCTTCAGCAGCAGTTTGATTAATCCATTTGCTTGATGTACTATCATAAGCCAATACTTCATTATCAGCTACAGAAGTAATGGTTACATCAGTAATACTATCAATATTAATACTACCAGATACATAAGCAGCTACCCAAGCAGAGCCTGTGTAGACTTTCATTATGTTTGAAGAAGTATTAAAATATAATGCACCAGCAACTAACGCATCACCATCATTATCTAATGTGGGATCACTAGCTTTCTCACCTAAGTATCTATCATCAAAGTTATCAAGAGCAGCTAGAGCAGCGTCTCTTGCAGCTTCAGCAGCAGTCTGTGCTGTCTCAGCGTTAGTCTCTGCGGTCTCAGCATTTGTCTGTGCTGTCTGAGCAGCAGAAGCTGAACTCGCTGCAGCACTAGCAGAACTAGCTGCAGCACTAGCACTAGCAGCAGACTTAGCAGCATGATGTAGAGATGAGTAATCAGTAGATCCATCACCACCTGCAGCAGTGCTAATTAAGCTGTCTTCAGCTTTAGTAGCCCACTCTTCAGCGTAACCTTGAGCAGTTGACGCTGCAGTAGCAGATGAAGATGCGTTAGAAGCCGATGTAGAAGCAGAAGAGGCAGAAGAAGATGCAGATGTAGCAGAACTAGAAGCACTACTAGCTGACGATGCAGAAGCAGTTGCAGAGTTTGCAGCATTGGTTGCTGAGTTAGCAGCAGATGTAGCTGATCCTGCAGCAGCAGTAGCAGACGCAGCAGCTTCAGCAGCTTTGGTAGACGCTACACTAGCTTCATTAGCAGCATCAGTGGTTGCATCACCCGGACCTCCAGCACCTCTCCATATAGCCATATTACTTCCTTACTTAGTAGCAATATACATTGTTACTTCAAAACCAAATCTTACTTCCGTATATTGAGGTTTAGACCACATTGAGTTCTCCTAAGAAAACTCCCCAGACCTTGTTAGATCCGGGGAGGTATTACAATAGCCTAGAGTTAGGCTGGAACAGCTAGAGCAACAGCAGAGCTGTCACGAAGCTCAGCAACACCATAGAGCATGTCTGAGGTGAAGAGAGTTCCGAGGTACTCTTGCTTGTACTGTGACTGAGAACGTACACCCATTTGCTCAGCAAGAACAAAAGCGTCTTTATGAGCAAGCAAGCAGATACGGTCAGTTGCTGTGTTACCAGCAGCAGTATCAGCATTGGTAGTTACATATACCTTAACACCATATACGTCACCTACCTGACCATTGCGGATAACGTTTCCACCAGCTGCCTCACCAGTGTAAGCCTGCTCTGTGAATCTGTTAAGACCCATCAAAGTGTTGCGAACATTAGGTGGGATGATAAGGAAACGATCCGTCATTGGAACGTCATTGTCATCAAGTCTCTGGATTGAACGACGGATACCAGCATCACCAAGCGCAGCAGCGTTTGAAGATGAAGAGTTATATACCGTTGCACCAGTTGAACCGATCCAAGCGTTGGTTGAAGCAGCTGCAGTAGCGTAGTCAGAAGTACCAACAACACCACCATTAACACCACGACCAAGCCTGATGAGGTCTGTATCAACTTGTTTAGCAAGAGCGTAACCAGCGTCGTCCGTATAGAACTTACGTAGTGAAGCAAGTGCTTGAACTTCTACGATGTCCTCGATCAATCGAGAATACTCATAGTGTTTGTTGATAAGAACTTGTTGCTCTGACTCAGTTGCAGCAATTAGTGTAACTTGAGTAGAAGCAGACTTTGCAGAAGCAGAACCACGAGTAGGCTTCGGAATGTGAAGCGTATCGCCTTTCTTACCTTTGAAAGACATTTTAGAGAACAGATTAGCAGCAACAAGATTTTGCTTGTAAGCTGCAATGATTTCGTCACTCCAAATTTCTGGGATAAATTTATCCGCAGTAGTAAGGGTAACGTGATTAGTACCAAGTGCCATTTTTTATTTCCTTTCTATTTGACACGCCCTTCTGCGTATGCAGACATAATCTCATCTTGCATCGCATAGTAGCGATCTGGATCACGTAAACGTAAATTAATAAGATCAGATCTACGATAAGTCTTTTTAGAACTCGGAGCAGGTGAGCCAGTGTCTACTGTAGCAGCTTTAAGATTCTTAGCTGTTTCTTTTTTTGCATCAGTAACCATAGCAGGTTGTGTTACTTGTTTCTCTTTATTCATTATGTTCCATGTTGATACTAGCTCAACAGCAGAATCATAATCATATTGAGAATGAGCTTCTGTAAACAACCTAGTTCTTACGGGTGAAACTTTAATCCACTCAAAGAACTTTGGATCTTGTATTACTTCATCAAAGTTAGGAAACTGTTGTCTTAATCTTTGTTCAACCTGCTGTGATTTATAAGCAAACGCTTGTTCTTGTGCTTGCTTTATAGCAGGATGATTGCTAACAGCATCATTAACTGCACCTACAGGATCTTCTAAATATCTTTCTGTAGGATCTTTTTCTTCTTGTTTAGGGTTTTGAACGGCTTGTTGTTGATAGAGTTCCCGTTTTAGTAGATCGTCAGCTAGTTTTCTAACTTCGCCAACTTCTTGAGCTTGCTTACCAATTAACCTTTCAGCTTCTTGGTGCATCTTAACAATGTCATGGATTGACTTGTTACGATACTTGTCTGGTATTTCTGGTTCAGGTTGTTCTTCTTGAACAGGTTGTTCTACTTGTTCTTCTGGAGTCTGTTCTTCTTCTACACTATCAAACTCAAGTTCTTCTTGCAACGGATCTTCAAACTTCGCCATACTGTCTCCTGTCACGTTTGTGATTTTAGGAATTAAAAAATGTTACCTGACGCTAACCCTCTCTGCGTTTATTGGCAACTCTTGTAGCCTCCTCATGCTTTCTTGCCCAAGCATCTGCTGCTGTTGGAAAGTCTCCTGTGACACCTTCCAACGAGATACGCGGACTAGAAATAATACGGAGAGCTATACATTCACAAGAAGGACAATCAATATGTTTTACCTTCTCGTCAATATATCTTTCTGTTAGATGACCTTCACCACATCTAAACTCAAACATCCTTTTCATTGAGTTGCTCCCATGATTCTTCGGATAGTTGCTTGAGTGTCTTGATCCAGTAAAGAACATCTAGCTGACCTTTCCTAAGGTTTAGTTCTTCTAAACTCTTAGTAGCCATTAAGTTGTTTCTTTCTTCTATCATCTTGTCAACATCAATTAGGAGATCCTTCCATCCTTTTGTTGACATCATATCAAATCTTGCTTCGTAATACTCTTGGAGTTCTTTATCCAATATGGAGTCCTCTATTAAGTTACTATAATGAGCCATCATTATACCACAAAATCAGTGTTTTGTCAAGCATTTTTTTGCATCATTTGCTCTCTAACTATCTGCTCATTTGAATCTATCTGACGTTCTTTAAGTATTAAATCAGCTACCTTAACACGCTTTTCAAACTCATTCTTATCCCGTGTATTCATGTTAGCAGACAAACTTCTTATTAAATCAGCTTTAACTTTATCATCCATTAGAGATGCTTCAACCATTAACTTCTGCGCTCTAGCCTGTGCTTCTTGTGCGTCAGCAGCAGACTCACTAGCCCTAGCATTAAGTTCATTAGCTTGTGCTTGAACCAAAGCCATCTGTAGTTGATGATGCTGTTGTTCCATCTGCTGTGCTTCAGGATTAGGCTGAGACATCTGTTCTAGTTGTGCCATCAACTGTTCTTTGTTCATTATTCCTGATGTAGCAATAATGCTTCTTAACAGAACAGGAACAATAGGGGAGTTAGGACCGAGCGTTTGCATCAAGCCTATTAGCTGTTGTTGTTCGTATTCCCTAGCTATAGCACCAATAGAAGACATGGTAGTAAACTTAAAGTCTCTCATTGGGTAACGGTCTGGATCAAACTGCATATACCTGTATGCGACTTTCTGAACCATTGGGATAATGAAATCATCTTGGAATGAAGCCATTGCCAATTTGTTTTTCTTGACAATCGCTGACATAGCCAGAGACATACCCATTCCATTATTCTGACCTGCTGTAGATGCTGCG